ATGAACCTGATCGCAGTATTACCGCGAGTCCTACCTGGGTAGTACTCAACAGGTGACCACAACGCACCATCAGATTTGTGTGCGTTCTCCTCATGGTGCATCAAGCGTTCCTTGAGGTCATCCCAATTTGAGGCGAACGGCTTCGGCTGAACAGACTTAACCGAATCAAAATAGACAACCATGACTACCTCCCTATCTACAGGGTAGCGAACCCACAGCCAAAGTCAACGATCTTTGAGTTTCTCCAACACCCTGTCAATCGCGTTTAAATACTCCTTGGCAATGTTGTCCTTGTTCTTACGCACAGCAGGCCAGAAGAAGTACCCAGACTTGCCACGATGCCGGAGGAACTGGGTAGTCCTGCCCCCACCCTTACGAGGCATCTCAGTCCCAGCGCGTGACTTTGCCCCAGCCACAGTCCTATTGGATGAGCCATGTTTGCCACCACCGAACTCGGCACCAAAGAACACATCACCCCTAGTCACCTTCGTCTTGCGACTTCGGTTCGGCTTGGACTTGGATACGAACCCAGACTTCTCATTCAACTTGATTGTCGGGATACGGTCACGTTGCGCCCTCATGCCCTTCATCACTTCTAATGCCTGTTTATTACGGGTCACCGATGCAGCCTCGAAGGTTGCTGCTACAACGAGCAGCTCTGCTACGCCTTGACTGGCGATGCGTGCTTCTTTGTTGAAGTCAGGGTATGTCTTAGACAAATCACGAAGGAACTTGAAAAGATCATCAATCAGTACCGGTTCATCGATTGAAATGAATGTCCCTGCACGACCTGCCATACACCGATACTACTTGCCTAGGTGAATGGCTCTCCAACGAAGGTACGCCAACATTGTGAATATCATTCGTGGTTCTTCTGCCAGCAACACTGATGGTGCAATTCCTGTCTCGCAAGCGAGATATGAAATTACCCAGTGGGCTGACTGGTCTCCAAAGGGACGATCACTGCGTCTGCGCCATCTCCCACTTCGAGTGCTTCAATCTCATTGCACCAAGAATCAAAGTCCAAACCTGTCTTCTTCATTCGGTGTTCTGCATGCCATCCAAGGTATGCAAGATCAGTCAATGTGAGTTCGGCTTCAAACTTGGCAACACTGCGATTGTATTTATTTTCAAACGCAATGAAGTCTGGGAATGCAGCAATGATTGTTCGTTGCTTGCCATCTAATGCACTAGTCAAACTGAGTGCGATTTTCATTCTTTACCTCCGCAGGTAAGGGTTGGAATTATTTGTATTACGCGCCAGTTCCAGTCTTGGTGATTGCACCAGAGATGGGAAAGCTGATTGACATTGTGGCTAGGTCGCCTATGGCACCTTTTATCATCTCGTGTGATGTAGGCAGGACACTAAATGCGTACTGTGGATTACTGGACGAAGCAGCAGCAGTACCGTTCGGCTTCACTGTCATCGGTACAGCAGTACCAGCAGTGAACGCATCGAAGAACAACTTCTCAATCGTTGGGTAGTCCTGTTGCAATTCCATTGTGATCGAGTTATCAATCAAGCCTTGAATACGAGTCACAGCTGATGACCCCATCGAAGTCGTGGCAACTTCAGCCGCACTGGACGACAGAGTTATGGATGTGACGTATTGGCTGATGTCGGTTGCAGCAGTACCGTAGGTGACTGCGACATTCGTGAGGACTTGCTTTGCCATGATTCTGCTCCTGCCTATCGGCGTTCGAGTTGATGTCTGCTCGGCTGAGCCGATGCGATAACACTACACGCCACAAGCATCCAACGGCAAGGGGTCAGGCGTACACCGTGACAACGAAGTCAATCGCCAGATAGGTCGCGTCGTTCGCTTCAAGGGTTGAGATGTTGTCAGCAGACTCCACAATCAAATCCTGCACAACCCCACCCAAGGTTCGATCCGATTCGATAGCAGCCCTAATCGAAGTAGCACCGGCATAAGACAGATACCCATCCAACAGATTTTGTGCAGTGCGCTCAGCCGAACGACCCACCACAACCGACACCGTGAACTTGTGAGTAATCAAACCCCCACCCATAGCCCCGTTGTACTGGATACTGTCCAGCAACGGCCAAGCGAACGGGGTGTTCACGTTGTCAGGCTGGTAGGCGTAAGCGCGAAGACCTGGCACGGTTGCCAAGTTTGCAGCCAAACCAGTTTTGATCTGGGAGACGGTAGTGGTTGAACTCATGCGAATAGACGCATGCGCCGGTACGGCTCGACGAGCTGTGCCACATCAGGATCGAGCGCACGGCTCACCCTGATTGCACCCATGTCACCGAAACCTGCGACACCCAATGGACTGTCATATCGTTTGAACAATCTTGAAGCCTGAATGATCGTTGCCTGCGTGACCGGCTCAGGGACATACGGCCAACCGAAGACTGCTGTGAGTTTCACCAATGCTTGCGAACCATAGTTGGAATTGACAGTGGGAAACAGGTAGTCACCCACTGCACGAATCTTGTCAAATGCCCAAGTGATGCCATCAAGATCACCGTTCAACGGTTCCAACTGCCAATCGGTAGGAGTCCATGTTGTATCGAATACACCATCAGCGTTCGTTGAAGTTTGCAAAGTAATCGCAGTACCAGAGAAGTCATCAACTGAACAGAAGAACGAATCCTCTGCTTGAAACACACGACTAGTGGCAGAACCAGCAACCCAAAACTTTCGGTTGCAGTAACCATCAATGAGACGTGAAGCAGCACCGGCACAGTTGTCAATCAGTTCGTCATCAATAGTGTCAGCCGTTCCAATTCTGAGAGCTGATTTGATTTGGTTTCTGCTCGCGTAGCCGTTGGTGATTGCCATAGAACCTCAATACTACTTCACCACAATAGGAGGGAACTCTTGACCTGGCACAATCTCAAACTGATTTATCAAACTTCTAAACAAAGCAACATCAGCCTCGCCCTGTGGATGGGCTTGGAACGATACAGCTTCAGGATGTCGCCAATGAATGAACCTATGAGTCGTATCAAACTCAACTCGCAGTTCAGCCTTCCTGAACTCCATCCACTGAATCCAATCGGAATACATGGATCGCCTAGCAGGATAAGCCAAATGAACTTCACGTCTCATAACTGTCATCCCAGACATCGGATTACTTACCGAACCAAGGATCGTTTGATAGCCATCAGGATTGGCTTGAAATAACTCACCGTACTGAGTTCGTCCGGCAATCGAAATGACATCGCAATCTCGATCCAAACCAACCAACGCATCGGGGAGCATAATCTGATCAACCCCTGATGGCACAACCCAATCACAAGAAGACATCTCTACGGCCTCATTGATACCATCCCAAAACAACTCTTTGGTGATGATGTTGCCCATCCACGAAGGTACATCCAAAGGAACCAACGATGACAAAATGACTTCATCAGGCTTCGGATTCATTGCCTCAATCATGGTCACATATTGCTGACCAAACTTCTCCCAGTATTCAACCGAACAACAATGAGTCATCAAAAATGTCATATCAATCCCACCCTAAATCCCTTCGACGCTTCAAATCCCAATGCCCAGCGTCAGGCAAACCTGACTGCCAACGCAACGAATGCAGTGCATGATTCGCTTGAAAACTCTTGCTGTTCTTCTCAGCCAACGACGGATCAGAACTAATCGTTGAAGAATTATCGTGAACAATCCCAGCCTGAGAAACCTTCACCTGAACATTGCTACCACGTGACCGATCCTCAAAATCGTTGTCCTCAAAATACGCTGGCACATAACACTCACTAAACAAACCAACCCGTTCAACCACACCAGCACCCACCCAAGCACACGACCAAGGCTGCGACCCACCTGTCACCGTGATTGTCTCAGGTTCACAATCTTTGTAGAACGCTTCCAATCCACCTGGTTCAAAGTAAGCATCCGAGTTCAACAGAATCCAACCCTCTGCGTGAGGTGTTGCTTTGATACCAAGATTCCATGACGGTGCCACACCAAGGTTCGTTGGCATCCTCCACAGATACCAGTTCTGAATGTATTGCCAAGGCGCAGTCCAAGCCAACATGTCAGCGTCGTAACCGTCCCCATTGTCAATGATGATGAGCTGCTCGACTGGATAGTCAATCGAGCGAATCGCCCGTTCCATCAAGTCGTACCTGTTTAGGACGGGGATGATGATGCACGGCACCATTCAGCGAGTCCCTTCATCACAGGCTTCCAATGAGCCTCCCAAACGGCATCAGCGTTGTATGCCTTAGCGAAGTCCACAGCCACCTGATCCACCCCTCTAGGAGCGTCGTAGGCGTGTTTCAGGGCATCCACAATGGAACCCACTTGAGGGATGCAGAACCAAGAACGCTGATGCGCATCCCAAAACGGTTGCACCTCCACAGCCCACCCAGACCCAACCAACTCCGGCTGAGCAGTGAAGTCCGAAACAATTACTCTGGTGCCAGACGCCTGCGCCTCGATCACAGCCAACCCAAACCCTTCACCCATAGACGCAGACAACAACACATCAGCATCTGCGTACATTGATGCCAACGCCTGCTGAGGGAAACCAGTCCGATATGCGTACTGGTCAACAATCTTGTACTGATCCTCACGAATCCCACACGCATGCAACAGATGATCCAAATTGACACCACCCATCGCACCATCCTTCTCAGTGTGCAAGTACAGAATCGCATCAGGTTTATCTTGCGCAAAAATACCGAACGCCAATAAGTTCTCAGCAAAGGATTTGCGTGAAGGACTAGCACCCTTGTTCGCTGCGTTCATCATCACCACAAACTTGTCGTCAGGAATACCCATCAACTCACGACCAGTGAATGTCCTGCCACCGTTCACCATCTTTGAATCAGGATTAAACACATCCTCAATACCGTGAGGTGCATAAAAACATTCCACACCAGCATCATTCAACATCTGCTCACCAAACCGTGACATCGCAATCGGTTTCACATTCGGTTTCTTACACCAATCAACAACATCGGCTGGACACGGAGCATGATCAATCGGAACCCAAGACGCAATGTTTTTCACCATGTCCAACGACTTCGACTTCAACGGCCACACATCGAACAGAGTCATGATCAACGAAGGCAACTTCGGATTCCCATTCGCCCAATCCATCCCATGCGCAACAAGCACATCATCGGAATATGGTGCCATCCCACGTGGATACATCTTGATGCCATTCCAATTAGACGAAACTCCTTCGAGTCCGTACATGGCGTGGATTGCTACTTCGTGACCTTCTTTGATGAGCCTTGTGACGGCTTGCGCGGTTTGCGTACCGTAGCCGGTGGGGACGAAGGGAGCGTTTGAATACCAGAGGATTCGTAGCGCGTCGGAATCGGTAGGTCTGCCACTTCCGGCAAGTGCGCTATCCCCCGATGTAACAACAGCTCGGCTTCGAGGGGTGGTAGTTCGACCATTGTGTTTTTGATGATTACCAGCATTCTTCACTTCCTTCTCCTTCGCAGATCGCAGGGGACAAATAGAAATAGGGTCGTATCGCCCTGCGTGTTCGATACGACCCTAAGCCTAGGGGAATTATGGGATGTCAGGGGACAAGCCCCTCAAGCCTTACGGCTGGAGGAGATGCTTGACGTGTGATGTTTGTGGCAAGTTGCCGTCAACACGGAACTGCGCACGGAAGGTTGCGAGTCCTGCGCTGAATGCGAAGTCATCGGAACGATCCAACTTGATGCCACCGACACTGCGCACGTAGTACGAAGGCAAGTGGCCTACGATTACGGACTTCAATCCTGTGGTGGCTTCTGCCATTGATGGGTTCTCGAAGATTGGCTTGCCCAACAAGGTGTCTGGAGCGTCAAGCGACAATCCAGGTTGGAACACGTAGTTGCCTGCCGTGTCCTTCAACTTGCGAACGCGACCAATCGACTGACCAGTCATCATCCAACCAACACCTGGGAGCTGACGAGCAGCACCATCAAGTGAGTAGTACAGGTCGATGAGGTTGTCTGCTGTGAAACCAGTTGCTGTGCCTGAAGTACCACCAACAGACGAAGCTGCGACGATACCGGTTGGCTCAACTGTGCCAGTTCCGACGGTCAACGCTGAACCAACAGCGAAACCGAGTGCGTTACCGACTTGATCAGCCAAGAAGCTGAGCATGTCAACACCAGAATCTTCAAGAAGTTCCTGCGACACTTGTGTCAAGAAACCGTATTTGAATGCTCCGAGTGTGATGAATGCCGAGAATGCTGGATCGGATTCGCCCAATGCTGCTGCTTCTGCGTTGACAGTTCCCACTGAGTAGGTTGACAAACGTGGAATCTGAAGGTTCTCGCCACTTGCGGTGTTGAGGACAGTTGATGTTGCCAAGACTGGCGCAACCAAACGTGCCTTCATGATCACTTGGTTGTAGAACGAAGTTGGTACTGGTGAACCAGTGCTTGACTTCAGGACATCACGACGCTCGAAACTTGCCGAACGTGTTTCGCCCTTGATGAGCGCACGGATCATTGCGACATCTTCGTTCACTGATGCCGAAGCAACTGGACGAACTTGGTCTGCAATCTCACGGGTTGCTGCGTCCATGCGGAGTTCGCGTGTTTCATCTTCACGGAGTTTGGCAATGGTTGCTGCTCGCTCGTTCAGTTCGTCGTTCAGACGGCTGTAGGTTTGCTCTTCTTCTGCTGAGAGGTCACGCTTTTCGGCTGTGGCCACGTCGATGATTGCTTTGGCTTGGTGCCATGCTTGCTGACGAATCTCAACTTGACGGTCTAGATATTCTTTCATGATTTTTTTCTGCTTTCGGATTGTTGTGGATGTGGATACGCAGGGAGTTACTACTTCTCAACCTGATGCGGCTCCGCATACAGCAACAAGGTTGACGGCTCCGTCAACGATGCAGTGAACAGATGTTAGGCGATGGTCTTCAACAAATCAAGGTGCTTCGCCATGACACCGAGACGAGCTGGTGCAGCATCCTGCACCGGTTCAAGTTTGGCAACAGTTTCACGCAACAACATCGCATGATCTTGCGACAAAGTTTGACCAGATTCAAGGTTCGTGATCGCGGCTGCGAGATGATCTGCGTCTATCCCTGTGCGAGTAGCAAGGGCATCGAGCGACCTGACTGCTGCTGTGGTGGCTGCATAGGCTGGGAACCCTGTGACAACGCTGACTTCATAAAGTTTGATCTGACGCAGTTCACGCGACTGACCATCATCAGACCACATATCGCCACCAGATGGAACAGTAAAACCAAACGACATCGAGTTCACATCTCCACGTTGCATCAAAACCGACAGGTCACGACCAATCGTGGTATCAGGCAACGAAGCGTCAACGAATAATCCTTTTGAGTCCTCAGATAGTCGCAGTGTTTTCGCACGGGTGGTGGCAAGCAGCATGCTCGAATCATGGTTCATGTACATGCGCACATTGTTCTTTGATTTAAGGGATTTTGAGAATGCGCCTGGCATGATCCGTTCAATGAATGGCAACGGCTCCGAAGGAGAGTTGAATACTGCTGCATACCCTGTGAAGGACATGCCGTTGCCTTGTGGGTCAGCACGAAGTTCAAACTCGTTTGATGTGATGCGACGTGTTTCAACAGTTGAGTCCATGTCGCCAATGCTAGTACCAAAATGGCCAAGCGATCTAGAGGACTTGGGATGCGACTTCGGAAGAAGATCATTGTCACCGATGTACTTATCATTCTCGGGTCTTCCGTTGCGCAACAAATACAAGAACGCATTAACCCTTGCATAAGCCCACTGATCACGGGTGACACCTGGACGATGTGAAGTGGAATACGCTCCAGCTCCTCGACGGAACACTGTGCGCAACATACCAACAGTTGCCCGTTTGCCAGGGTTGTCACCAACCTCATCGTTGTGTTCTTTGGCTTTGTTCGCCAGACCTGTCTCGATGGCTTCTGACAGTTCAATCGTCTTAGACCCAGCAGGAGCCTTGGCAGACCCAACAGGATTCTTATCTGATCCCGTGATCTGATCTTTCGGTGGGGCAGGAGCATCAGCGCGTTCAGCCTTGATCGCTTCAGCCTTAGACATAAACCAGTTCATCGCAGGTTCAGGGTCGAGTGGGTTGATGCCCCACAGATAGAACGCAACCGCACCGGCACCAGGGAACTCTTTGTCATCAGGGTCAGAGTTCTTTGGCGCATCCAAATCCACAAGATGACGCGCACCCCAAGCGTTCGTGCGAATCACCTTGTCTTCAGTGACCTCACCTCTAGCCATGTCCCGTGCCTCACGCACAGTCCGATCAACCAAACCGTCACCAGCCAACCCTTGGCCGTAGTAATCCAAACCCTTGCGAGCAGCCGAACGAATATACACAGGAACATCCAACGACACCTGACGCTCCTCATCGTCCATGACATCTTCCGCTACATCATCAAAGTCTTCTTCTTCGTGGGGTTTCCAAGCGTTGCAATACCAACCGCCAAGAACATACGCATCCCACTTCATGCAATACGCTTTCAGCTCTTTGCCATCTTCTTGAATCATGTCTTCGTTGTAGTAATGGCAGTTCCCACATGCTCGACCTTCAGGAACATCAGGAGACAACGCAGGACGATAGTTATCTGGCAACGCACGTTCGCCACCAGGTTCCATATCCTCAGCAATCGACACAGCAACCATCTGATCAATCGCATCCTGCTTCGTGGTGTGGCAACCAATAACTTCACCATCTTCCTTGACGGTTGCCCAACCTGAACAATCAGGTGATTTGTCTGTAATGAAATAAGGCATCAGACCAACAACAATACTTCAGCATCATCATCAAGCGTGGAGAACGTGACCGAACCCAACGCACCTATGTTCGCACCACCAAGCCGTGACCCAGCCTGAGCCGACACCAACAGTGGTCGTCGAGGCTTGGGAATCTCAATGACGATCTGCTCTGGTGGCTCATGTTTCTTGACCGGTGCAGCAGGTTGTTTCCACCAGCGTGACCCCGAAGGAGGTATCTCAGGTGGTTCAGGTGGATTGATCGTGGCTGTAGCTGACGCAACCATGCCATCCAAGGGTGCATCAAATACAGGGAAGATGGTCGCTGACGCTGAAGCCGTAGCATCCAGCCCACCCAACGACGAAGACAACACAGGGAACAATGTTGATGACGCTTGAGCAGTGGCATCTAGGCCACCCAAACTTGAAGACAGTATTGGGAATATCTCCGATTGCGCAGTCGCAGTCGCATCCAATCCACCCAACGATGAAGACAACACAGGGAAGATCGTTGATTGCGCAGATGCAGATGCGCTGACCCCACCAAGCGAAGACGACGCTGACGCTAGTTTCGTTATTGTTGCTGAAGCGTTGGCACTCACACCACCAAGCGACGATGTGCCAGTGGCATTCAACGGGAATGGTGAACCATCCAAACCAACTGTTGCGTCATCCAGTTGGGATGTGTTGAGCGTAAACCTGCTGAACGCCATAGGCGAACTAACTTGCGAGAGTCAACGAAACAGTTAGATTGCCTGCACTAATTGTGTACGTGTCACCTGCCGTGTAAGCACCAGCGACGATTGTGCCAGAGAACAAGAAGTTACCTGCACTGATATTGTCCCAACAAGTGAAATGGTTTGCATCTTGGTTGCCTGTGATATTTGTCCAACTCACATCAGCATCCGATGTCAAAACACCAGCAGAAGCAGCACCAAACGAAACAGCCTTGCGTGTTGTCTCATTTGCAGGGTTCGCTGTACCAGCAGTACCAGGATCGCCAGTGTGAAGTTTCACATACGGTGTTGCCACCGAGAACGCTGTGGCATTACCCAATGCATCCATCCAAGAGTTGCCTAAGTATGCGCTAATTCCATGTGCCATTAGTCTTCAACCCTTTCAGTGATTGTGAGAATGCGTCCATCAGCGTCACGTTCAACGGTACGAACAGTTGGCTTCGACTGTGGGATATTGACTCGCACCACAGTCTCAGGAACATTGATGATTGGTGCAGGAACATTCACAGCTGGTGGCGTGTAGTTCAACACCACTTCAGGCATATTGATGTCCATGTTCTGTGACTTGACTTCGTAAGCAGCAGCAGGATCGTTCGGGCTGATCTGCGATAAACCTTGCAACATCACTGAAGGAACACCAGTGTGCAGAATGTCTGGCAAGCCAAGTGATGCCAACACTGATGCTGGATCAAAACCTGTAGTGATCAATCTTTGAGCCATCAGAACCTTGCGATCCAACTCAGACAAGTTCGCAGCAGACAAATCCACGTTCGCCAAAGGAACCCGATACACCTCGCCACCTTCAACTGGTGGCATGTCCTCGATGCGATGAATGTCGTTGATCGACAAGAAACCTGATTGCAGACCTGTTGAGAACGCTGCATAACGTGATGCCTGGTCGCCACGTAGCAGACCGTCCACGTTGAACTTCAGGAATGCTCGACCATCCAACAACTTCTGGTATCCATCTTCAATCTTGGAGATGTACGGACGCAACGTGTGTTGAACGAAGTGAATGCCGTTCTGCTCTACCGACGCATACGACATCGCTCCAGCTGTGGTGACACCAAGCATTGATGGTGGGCATCGGAAGATGCGACCAATCTCCTCGATGGCGAAGCGGCGTGATTCTAGGAACTGTGCTGAATCGTTGTCAACAGTTGTCTTCGTGAACTTTGCTCCACCGAACAACACACCTGGACGATGCGACCTGCGCAACCCTCGGTGACCTTCTTCAAACGATGACACCAAATCTTTGGCTTGCTCACGGGTCAGGTTGCCTGGGAACTCAATGATGCCGGACGCACTTGAACCTTGACCAAAGAATCGTGCAGCGAACTCCTCCAACGCTTTAGCCAAACCGAGGTTCTCTTTGATTAGATCAATCTTTGAACGGCCACGCAACTCACCTGGCAAACGCAGTTCCGTGATATGAATCATGTCATCGGACTGGATGATGTCCCGTTGGTCGTAGATGAAGATCGGTCTGCGCGTCGCCTGATCACGACTGCATTCAACCTTCTCAGGGTTCAACACAACTAGAGCTGCAACACCTTGATCGTCACGCACGATACGTGTGAATGAGTTGCCGTTCAACAGCAACGACACCAGCACCTGTTGGAAGTGTTCGGTGCGAGTCACACCAGTTTCAGGGATGTCCAACCACATTGGTCGAGGACGAAACGCTTTGCGTTCTGCACCAACCCGAATGTAAGTATCAACAGGCAAAGTTGAGATTGAATCAGAGATGAGACGCACACAGGCGTACACAGCTTCAATCTTGAGAGAATCTATCTGGGTGACTGTCGTACCAGAGTTTGTTGATGTAGCAAATCCGTCACCCGAAGCAAACAACGACTGGAATGAGATAGCACGATCCTCGGTGCCTTGGTTCAGAAGTCGTGACAACATTTACTTTTTGACCTTCCTCTGACCGCGCTCATAAGCGAATGCGAACAATAGAACTGTGAAGCCGACAAAGATCAGCCCGATGGGTACCGACACCAAGAATACTCCAAAACCGATGAGTGAAACAGCGAACAGTTCTAGCAGGAAGATTGTCATCTCCCTAG